GATCCCGCCTGCACCAGAACCGGAACCGGAGAAAGGCACCGTGATTGTTGTCGGCGGGGCGCTGAACATGCGGCAGGGCCCGGATAAGTCATGCAAGATTGTCACGCAGATCCCGAACGGAAGCACCGTTCAGCTGAAGGATCTGCCGGCAGGCTGGACCTATGTAGAGTTCGGCGGAAAGTCCGGTTTCGTGATGGACCAGTACATAAAAAAGGGGTGATCAGTATGAACTGGTGGGACATTGTGAAGGCTGCCGGCGTGCCGGCACTGCTGCTTGGTGTAATTATCACGATCTGGGTGCAGATCCGGGCCATCAAGCGCGGCGTCCAGGCGTTGCTGCGGGACCGTCTGATCCAGGGGTATAAGTATTACCGTAACCAGGGCTGGGCGGACGAGGATGACCGCTCAAACCTCGAAAACGTATATGTCCAGTATCACGCACTCGGCGCGAACGGCGTGATGGATAACCTGCGTACTAAGTTCTTAGATCTGCCGCTGGGCCCTTCGAGGCCGGTTCCGCAGATGCAGGCAGCGGGCCAGCCGGAAGGATCGGCGGCGCCTGCGACTACTTCTACTAATTAAGGAGGGGAATGAGATGAAATGGAACTGGAAAGAGTTCGTGAAAGCCAGCCTGATACGTGCCCTGCGTACTTTCGCTCAGGCGTTTGCCTCGATGATCGCAGTTGGGGCGGCGTTTTCGGAAGTGGAGTGGCTCCGTGCACTGTCTGTGAGTGGTGTGGCCTTTGTCCTGTCTATACTGACAAGCCTTGCGACAGGTCTGCCGGAGGTGGACAATCAGACGAAAGTACAACCTCCTGATGAAGAATAAAATATTGCCCTGGGACTCCCAGGGCGCTTTTTTTATATTCATTATCATCCTGAAATCAGCGGAACAGAACAAGGGCAAACATGCCATGCAGAAAGATATAATATGGCCTGATTTGTTCGAATACAGGGAGCATTGCTCCACTGTTGCCGGTCAAATTCGAACCAGACGGATTTTGACCGGCTTCTTTTATTTCGTCCAGCATGTCTATCGGTTCGATATATGAAGTCTGCTGGCCGTGCCGGATATTGTAGAAAATAACGACTTTATTATCATAGAGATAAACAGAATTAATAAAGGTATCAATGACCCGGCGGCGGAAGGAAAGATCCATCAGATCACCGTGCGCAAAGGTGGAGAGCCAGGCGGTCACCTCCTGGATGGTGAGCGGGATCTTCTGCTGCATGCGGAGCTTTGACAGATCTGTTTCAGCGTCCATGCGCTGAGCGTCCACAAGTTCCATCTTTTCCATAATGCCGATGGCCACCTTCTTAGGGGCAAAGGTGAGTTTATCCATCAGGGAGTTATATTCATCCTTCAGACGCTGCACGGTATGTTCAAGAGCTTTGATCCTGCCGGTATCAATATCGGCGTTGTACAGGTCTACAACCTGGGAGGCAATGAGAGGGAGACGGTCAGGCCGGAGAGCGTATTGAACAGTCTGTTCACAGACATACCATTCTGTAAAATCCTGCTTTTCTGATTTTTTGCGGCATGATGCCGCCTTCTTTTTATGCTTCGCGCAGGAGTAATAATGATACCGTTCTCCGGATACGCTGGTTCCGCAGTCACCGACCAGAGGAGAGCCGCAGAGCCCGCAGAAAATTTTGCCGGAGAGCAGATAATCAACACGAGCCCGGAAGGAGGCAGGCGCGCGCCGGTTGCGCTCCCGGCGGGAGAGTGCCTTTTGATAGATCTCTTCCGGAACGATGGGCGGGCACAGACCGGGGACAAGCATACCGCTGTAGGTGTATTGACCGATATAGGCGGGATTGGGTATCACCCGGTCAAAGGTGGCGACGCGGAACTCCCGGCCCTGACGGGTACGGAAACCGCGCCGGTTAAGATCCTCCGCGATGACGGCGAGAGATTCACCGTCCGCGTAGCGGGTATAGATTTCCAGCAGTACCGGAGCGTATTTCTCATCTGGAACAAGGCGATGATCAACGACATGATAACCCATAGGCGGAGGGCCGCCGGGAAACCAGCCTTTTTTTATGGATTCCTGCTGACCGCGGCGGATATTTTCAGAAAGGTTGGCGGAATAATACTCCGCCAATGCCTCAAGCATTCCCTCAAGAATAATTCCCTCCGGGGAATCGGTAATGTTTTCCATCACGGAGACGACCCTGACGCCATGCTTTTTGAGGATCCGTTTATACATGGCGGAATCGTAGCGGTTCCGGGCAAAACGGTCCAGCTTCCAGACAATGACGATCTGGAACTGATGTTTCTCAGCGTCACGGATCATCCGCTGAAAATCCGGACGGTCATCCGATTTTCCGGTGAGGGCGCGGTCTATGTATTCGCCGACCACACGATAGCCGCATTTCTCCGCGAAAGCGTAACCATCATGAAGCTGGCCCTCTATAGACTGTTCCGTTTGACTGTGGGATGAATAGCGGGCATAGATGACCGCGTTGGAAGGATCAGAAACCATAGGCAACTCCTTTTTCGCTTCAACTGTTGACAAACGTTCTGTTTATCCGCTCATAACAGCAGCATTTCACGTGAGCTTAGGATAAAGTTAATTATTGTTGCCTTTGAAATCATCAAAAGAAAGAGAAAAAGAATGAGCATCTTCTTTCGGGGGTTGAAAGGATTGTAATACCCTTAAAATTTTGACCTGGATGACAAAAATACAGCAAAGAATAACAACACCAAGAAGAGCCAGAAAACTAATGGGAATATTAATCATAACAACCTCCTTATTCAAAAGAGAATTCAGGTCCGATATAAGAAGTAAAGATAACGGGAGCAAGATCGATCTTTATATACATGCCATCCTTGAGATAAAAATGTAGAGATTTGACCTCATAATCAGGAACGTTAACTACTCTTTCCCACATATAGTATGCTTCTTTATCTGGGGCGTTGCCGTATTGATCAAGCTTTTCAAAATAGGAAATGGTAGACTGTTCGCCGGAGACAGAGATGATATTCCAATCGCCAGCAGGAATATCAGTTCCGATTTTATAGATGCCTTCAGGGACAGTAACATGCTTAAATTCGGGGCGGCTCATAAGGTACATGCTGAGATACTGACGAAACATTACAAGCTCATTAAAAGATAATTCAGCAAGGGAATCTGACTCTGCAGCTGCGGAGGAGCAGAAAAGAGCAAGGGCAAGAGCGAGAACGAGAATCTTTTTCACAATGACGCCTCCTTAGAATCTGATATAGGATATTCTGCCTCGGGTGATGTACCTTTTTTCTGGTGGCTGGAAAGCGTGCGAATTGCATCTTCTTTTGCACGCTCATCTGCTCCGTTATACAGAGCAAGAAGAGTAAGTTCATCTTCGCGGAGAGCAGGACTTTCCTGCATATAATCCTGATAAAGAAAATTGGCGTCAACATGCAGGACTTCCATCAGGCGAATCAGGATCGTTTCTTTCGGGCTGGACACTTCCGTCTCATAATTTCCGATAGCCCCTTTTGTGATGCCAACTGCTACGGCCAGCTCTTCCTGAGTCATGTTTTGAGAAAGGCGGGCATCTTTTAGGCGCTGTCCGATTGACATATGATCAACTCCTTTATTGCTGAGGTGGGGACTTGAGTATAACAAAAGGGTATTAAAAACACAATACAAAAATACAAGGAAATTGAGAATAATATATTGACGGGTCAAGAAGCTTGTGCTATTTTATTTAATGGATCAAGAATCTTGAGAAAATCGGAGGTGAAAATATGACGCTGGTACAGGGGAATCTGATACGCGTAATTGAGGAAAAGAGCCTGAAAAAGAAGGGCGTGGCGAAGCGTGCCGGCATGAGCGCACAGATGCTTTCGGATATTATTGCAGGCCGGAAAGTGATCCGTGCGGACATGGTACCGCTGCTGGCAAAGGCGTGCGATGTGCCGATACCGGAACTGTTCAAAGATGATGGGAAAGGAGCGTAAACATGGCACTGGAGATCATAAACAAGCTTCAGTATGAGGAATGCGAATACTGCGGAGCGTGCGAACTGGAGATTACATCATGTCTTCTATGGGAAGGAGACATGATTGTGGGCCAGGAAGCGGAGGTCCTGTGCAAAAACAGGATGACGTGCTTTGACATCAGGATGGCTATGAGGGGAGATCACACGCTACAGGATCCCAAGAAGGTGAAGAAGGTCTTTCGGCGTTCCGAAAGAGGTTAACAGCCAGCCGAGTAAACCGCCAAGAAAGATACCGATCCAGAAATGACGGATATCCATTCTGCGGGCGCGATCCTGGGAAATGACGCCTTCAATATAAGCCGTTCCATCGCGTGTGATGGAAACAACAGAAGGCCCCCCCCCAACC